ACAAGCTAATGCATCGAAAGTCGATGGCAGTGCGATAACTTAATAAGTATATAAAGAGCGTTCATATGGCAATTTTTAAATCTAGTAATGATCGTATTGATTACAGTAACTCAAATGCTCTTAGAAAAGCTGCTGCTCTTCAAGACGCTACTGCTGCACAAAATATTGGTAGTATTAATGAAGCTTTAGCAGAAAGACAAGCTGAAGTAGTAGAACAAAATCAGTTTACACAAAGACTGTTTAACCAACAAAACCAGTTTAACCAACAACAAGGTCTTCGTGAAGAAGAACGATTAGACAAAAACTCTCAATTCAAGGCAAGCCAGCAATGGACCGAAGGTGCAACTCAACGTGCTATAGACGAAGAATCTAGACTAAAGAAACTAGATTTAGAACGCCAGAAAACAGAAGAAGGAATAGTCGCAGGTTTGGCGTATTCTGGTGCGCATCGTGCGGACGACCCTAACGTAATCAAACTACTGGAAAAATACCCTGAGTACAGCAATCTTAGCGATTTTGAAGGTGATGGTGCAATAAACGATGTTAGTACTAAAATTGGTTTTATTAACAAAGTCATAAAAGATAACAGTGGAGCTGGTGTTGATCCTACATTTTTCGCTGACCAGCTACGCAGAACGTTAGTACAATCAGGTCAGTTTACTAGTGCACAAGTTGATGCATCAGTTGCAAAACAACTTGGTAGGATGTTTCCTACTCAAAGTGAAGCAATGATACTTAAACTTATCGATGCTACAGAAAAAAATGCCCCCAACACTAGTAACTACTTTACTAACTATGGTAATGGTAAGGGTAGTACACAAGGAAACGTCTCCTCTCTATACAAAGGTGGTAATCTTCTAGACATAAGTAATGTAGCAAAGTCCGTTATTGATGCTGTTGGTATAACTGCCACAACACCATCTCATGTTGCTGGTATCAGATTGGATATTAATGATAATAACACTACTCTGTCTGATGTTAATAGTGCTGTTGCTAATCTGTCTAAACTGGGTGTTTTAAGTGCAACAGCTATGCAACAAGCTCTTGTGTTCGCTATGGCTCCAGATGGTACTTTAAAAGATGACTACAACTATATAGCTGAAGGAGGTAGTGGTCTTAAAAATTTAACAACACTTGCTAAAAGTATTGAAGCAAAAGAAAATCTACTAATAAACAGCAAAACTGGCAATCTTTCATACCCCAACGCAGGAAATCCACAGCAATCTCAACTTGCTGCTGCTGCTGCTGCTGAACAAAATAAAATAATGAGAGGTTTAGAAATTGATGCTATCAGGCAACTAGGCGCACCAAGGAGGCAAACAGACGAACAGTTAGTAACACAATATATGTCTGGTCTAGCACCTTCTGGTGCAGGTACTACAGAAGTAGTTACTGGTACAGACACTCCAAAAGTAGTGAGTACTAAAACAGGTACTACAGGTACTACAGATACTACAGGTACTAAAGATGTTGTTACACTGAATAAGTTACTTAGTGAAAGTAGTGAAAGTGGTGAAAGAAGTGAAGTAAACACTGACGTAGCTAGTGTAGTAGCTCCTAACAAAATTTTCACTGGTAAAGATAAAGAAGTAAGTACAGATAATAGTGTAAATTCTCCAACTGTGGTAACAGCATTTGATAGTCTAACACCTAAACAACAAGGAGAACTGGACCGTTACGATGAAGATTATGAAAATTTAAGTAACAAGTTTAACAGTGAAAAACCACCTGAAGGCGTAGAGCTTTCTGATGTACTTTTTACAGATGAAGTTAAAAATACATCAGAATTGAACAGAATACTTAACCGAAAAGCTGATAAACAAGCAGAGTTTATTAAGGCAAATAAAGAAGATTCTAGAGAACTTGGTGAGTACCAGAAGAATCTTACACAAATATTTAATTCCCTAGATCCAAATAAAGATTTGAAAGGTAGACCTGAGTGGGCTGTTAATACACTAAAACACAGAACTAAATCAGAAATGATAAAAAGAGGTAACGCTGGCTTAGAACAGGGAACATTAAGTATTCCTAATATAGAAAACTTAAAAGGTGCTGATAGAACTAATGCTATTGTAACAACTATTTTTAATCTTGAAAAAGAAAGATCTGCTAACAACTGGAAGGAGCCTTCTATATTTACTGGTAGACCTATAAATACCCCTATATTCCGTAAAGATAGTCGTAAGGGTTCACAACCTAATACTATTGCCGAATCTTTAGTAAATTCTCGTGTAACTGCAGAAGATTCTGTGGAACCTTTAGTAACTTCTGGCGTAAACCCAGTAAACCCTAATGAATATGCAGTAAACCCTAGTGAATCTGTAGTAAACTCTACTGAACCCTTAGTAACTGGTGTAAACCCTAATATCTCAGTAGTGTCTAAACAAGTAGAAGAGTTTAATAAAGTAGATCCTAAGTACAACGCAGAGTTAGACAAATTGTTTGTTACTACAACATTAAATGAAGTAATAGTAGGTAACGGTGTTTACAGTAAAAATATGTCTTCTTTCATGAAAGAACAACTACTAGAGCGTGGAAAACTAGCTGTTGAGTTAGGAGAAATATCTGGTGTAGGTTCTCCTGAAAGTACTAATTATAATGAACGTGTAATAAAAGCTATGTATAAGCTAGAAAAGAGTAGAGTTAAAGGTAAAAGATCTGCCTTAATAAATTCTACTATTAGAAGACAAAAAGAGACAAATAGAATAATAGGAAAATAACATGGCTGATCCCTTTTACGATCCTACTGCTGCCTTTCAACCAATATACACACAGTCTCTATTCGATAAAAAGAAGGAGATATTGAATTCTAGGATAGCTGAAAAACAAGAACGCCTAGCTCCATCAGAAGTTACTACTGGTATTCCAGATACTAACCCTGTTGTTAATCCTGTTGTTAATCCTTATTTGCCAAATAACCCAATGAGTCTTGCTGGGGGGGCATTTACACCAGAACAAAGTAATGGTAATAGTAACTACCTAGATATTATGGAGTCTGGTTTTCGTCAAACTGGTACAAACATATCAGACATATTTACTGGGGAAGAAAGAACTAATGCAGAAAACAGGGCAGATGCTGACTTAGCTTCTGGTGTTTCGTTACAAGATCGTGAAAGGTTAGTAGACGCACCACAGAGAAGAGTTACTGAGTCACTTGCTGAAGGCAACTATTGGGATGTTCTAAAGAATTCGGTTCTTGCTGCTCCAGCTACTATTTCTGATAGTTCTGGTAGTATAGGTACAGCTGTTGCTACTACTGCAGCAATTGCAGGAACAACTGCGTTAGCCCCAGCAGTAGCTAGTGCTATAGGTATAACAGCCCTTGCCAATAAAGCATACAAGTTATACAAAGGTGCTAACGCTATTGTAGACGCTGTAGATAAGACTAAAAAAGCTTCTAAACTTATTACTGCTAGTAAAGCAGTAGCTAAATCTGCTGCTCAAGTAAGTGTAATGAATGCAGATTTAACTCAACGACAAGTAAATGACTTTCGTGAGAAAAATTCAAGAAATCCTACAACTTCTGAAGTAGCACAAATGTATCTTGTGAATCTTTCTACTACTATATTTGAACCAGCTATAATTAAAAACCTAGTTATACCTAATTTTGCTAAACATTTAAAAAATGACATAACAACAGCTATTAAGTCTATGAGTAAAGATTCTAGCTTAGTAAGCATAGCTAAACGTCTTGGAAAAGGTGTTGTAAAACTAGGTGCCGCTGGTACTGCTGAAGGACTACAAGAGTATGCCCAAACTTGGGGAGAAATAATAAACGTAAATGCTACAGCAGCACAGAAAGGTGAATTTTGGAATGCAGTAAAAGCAGAAATAAACAACCCTGAAAACCAATTTGAAGCAAAGTTAGGTGCTGCACTAGGATTCGGTGCTGGTTCTGGCACTAAAGGTCTTACTACAGTTCCTGCTGTTGGTATTGGAGTAGCAGCAGACGCTACTGTAGGTACAGCAAAAACTACGTTTAAATTAGGCAAAAAAGCAGTTTTGGCAACTAACAAGTTTGCTAGTGAAAGAAATGCCAAAAAACTTAGTAAATACCTTTCTGACGAACAAACTAATGAAATACGTAATGAGTATGAAATAGCTAAAGCTCAACATGAAGAATTTAAGACTAGTACAAGTGCAAGAAAAGAAACACTTAGTAAAGCCACAAGTTTTGCAGATATTACTGATCCTGATTTAGAAGAAGAACTAGGTAAGGTTGCAAAAACTGATGACTTAAATAATGAAAAAGTTTTTAACAGAGTTAAAAATAGTATTATTAGAGAGTACGAATCTGACGTAGCTCTTTCTAAAATAAAGTTAGAGTCTAATTTTTACTATAAGATTGCCGCATCAAAAACTAAACAAGCCTCTGAAGAAGCTGTTTTACTTGCTAAGAAAGCTGCTGCTTTTGTTAACTTACCTGATGATGCTATAGAACAAGTAATAACTGCTGCTAAAGTTGTAAGTACTGCTGCTATCGAAGAACTAAAAACTTTTAATACTTCAGCAACTTATGGACTGGCTGAAAAAGCTGTTTCTTACGGTAATAACGCTACTAAGGAAGGTCTGCAATCTCTTGAAGCAGAAGTAAGAGAAAACACACCTGAAACCATACGTAAGCTATCTAACGCTCTAAGCAGCACAATGCCTAAGCTTTCAGCAAAGCTAGATACTCTTGCTGACAGAAGAGAAAGAGCTTCTTTATCATCTGGTCGTGTAGTAGAAGGACTAGTAAATTTAGGGGGGCTTAGTCCTGTTATAAAGTCAGTAGCTAGAAGACAAGCCATACCTGTAGGTAGTATGAGTGCTGTAGCAGCTGAATTACTGGAAGTTTCTAAAGTTAAGCTAGAAGACATAGATACAGTTGAAACAGTACAAAAAGTTTTAGACTTGTACACAAGTAATGAAAGTTACTCACCTGATAGCTCTAATTCACTAGACAAAGAAACACTAGATACAATTAACCGTAAACTTGATAGATACCGAAAAGTTTTTAAAGGTACTGTCGCTGGAAAAGTAGCAAGTGCAGCTGAAAAAGTTACAGAAGTCGCAAAGTCTACTGCAACTAAAGTAGAATCTTTAGTTAGTTCTATTATTAATAGTAGTATATTTAACTCAGAAGATAAGACAGATAGTGAAGTAACTGATGTAGACACTAAAACTTCTTATGTTATTAAAACAAGTCCTCAGACTAATAAGTTTATAGCTGGTCTGAAATTAGAAGAACAAAAAAGAGATGCTTTAACTGACCCAGCAGATAAAGAAGCAATGTTAGCTGACACTATAAAATTAGTATCATCTACAAAATTTATACAAGCAGCTAGTAAGCTATTTGAAACTACCGAAGCTGGTGCGTTACTAGCTATAATGGTAAATGTGTTACCAGACATAGGTAAAAAAGGGAATATAGAATCTTACCGTGGTAGTATAGAGACAGCTCTAAAGACTGCTGATACACAAACAGAGACAGAAACTACTCAACGAGATAGCTCTGTTCCTGTACCCCCCAGTGGGCAACTTGAAGTTGACGAAAATGGTATGTGGTTAATAGATGAAATTGTCACAGATGAGCAATTAGATGAATTTATTGATAATAACTTTAGTAAAGACGATGTTTGCGCGGTATAAACTATGAGCTGTACACCAAGAAACACAGTTAAAGGTATGTTACGAAACATAGCTAAAGATGTCGAAATAGACCGAAATACTGATAAAGAAACTAGGGTGAATGTCTGGGAAATAACTGATAAAAAAGTTATGGATATGTTTGAATCCTTCTCTTCTAAAGATGTTCAAGTAGACTCTAAACGCATTAAGGGAAAACTGGATAGATCCTTAGACGTAGCAGAAAAATTCCGACCTGCAATGCAGACTTTTGTTAAAAGTTTACAGACTGTTACAGTCAATGGTGTACAGACTACTAGTGATAAGTCTGCAAGACACCAAGCTATTGCACTTAAAGACATAATGGACTCAATAAAAGGTGAAATTGACAAAGCTGGCAACGAAAATGTTAATATTAATGACATTAGTAATGACGGTGTTAACCCATATATTCCTCTTCACCGACTAGCTGCTACTATAGGACGTAAAATTTTATATCTAGAAGGTTATAGATTTAAAAAAATAAGTGACAGTAAAGGGTCTGCTGTAGACGTAGAACGTGCTTATTATCGTTCAGGTATGGTAGCTATCAACAACTTACAGGACAACGGATTTATTTCTGTACACGAAGGTAGAGGGTCTATAAAAGACTATCTTGATGACATATCAAGTAAACGTAATTACAGTGAAAAAGTTACTACAGAAGTTTCTGTGGTAGAGTTAAATCTTAAAGCATTTGATGTTACTGCTAAGTCATCTGCTAAAAAATATTTTACTGATAAATCTATTATTGACATAAACAACCATCCTTTATCAGCATACGTTAAAGTGATTGAATCTATTAACTACGTGTCTCAACCAAGTAATATTACTTTACCTTCTACTTCTCCTATAAAAGAGCGAAAAAATCAAGACGCTTATACTCTTACACCAGAAATGGAAGCAGCACGTAAAGAACTTGAGTCTAACCCAGTGTTTATAGACTCTGATTTACACAGTTTTTTTGATCTTTTGCACAAAGAACTAAAAGACAGTGACATGAGTGCTTCTAAATGGATATCAAATCACATTAAGGATACAGAAACGTTAAAAAATCTGTTTAAAGTAGAAAAAATTAATATTGTCCTTGCTGACCAATCTAGTCATGTAGGTCGTAATTTATCTAAAACTACTCCTGTAGATGATTTAATTGAATACTACGACCATATGACAGACGCTAACGGAAAAGCAGCAAGTCTGTATATGCCTATGTTTGGTGGTAAAAACGCAAGATTATATTACGAAAATAGTGTTGTTAACCCACAAGCGTCTAAATTAATGCGTCATGCTTTAACTATTTCTGAATATGAAATGTCTGTAGGTTCTGAAGTATATAATTTTTACGTAAACAAAGTTGCTTTACGTCTAGGTTTAACAGACTTTGAAGGAAATAGTACTCCTGAAGTACTTTTAGATTCTGATAACGTTACTGAAGAAGGTAAAACTCTCACTCAAGCATTTGAAATGTATGATAAGTTTGTCAGTAAAGACACGGCTGCAGGAAAATTAAAACAACTAACTCAGTTACAAGGGTTATTTCCGCATCTTGATTTTGCAGACATTGTAACTACTGTAAGAGCTGCTAAAGGTATAAGAGATTCACTAGGTAGTAAAACTATTAAGACCTCTTATATGGTCAGCAGTGACGCTACAGCATCTGGTGGACAGCTGATACTTAAACAAGCACTTGGGACAAATCCTAGCAGTATAAAAAAACTTATGCAAAGACTTGGGTTACTTGATGGTGAAGTAGACACACAAGATAAGTTAAAAGACATATACGGAATTCTTAAAGTTAAGCTTGAAAACTTTGTTAATAACATTACTGACTTAGATGACTTTTACGTTAGAGAAAATGAAAACAATGACAAAATAAAGAAAATTGTAGATTTAGTATCTAAAGATCTTTATAACGGAGACATAAGAGAATTGTCCAAAGGACCGACAATGACTTTTATTTACCAACAGTCTGAAGAGGGTGCTAACAATTCTTTGTCTAATACTTTTAGTGGTTTGTTAGTTGCTAATTTAAATAAAATTAAGGTTTCTAGTGACACAATAGATTTAGTTAATGAGTTACTTGGTACAGACCACAAAAATAATCAAGAAGGCAGAGACGCACTTCGAGATGACAGAAATATTAAAGACGAGCTAAGAAAAGCATTTGCTAGTTCTGGTATGCCTTCTTTCTTGTTTGATACTTTAACTGATTCGCTAGTTACAGAATACTTAGCTACTTACAGAAAACGTAGTGAACAAGTATTTAAATTTTTAAACAACAATCCTCTTCTCAGTAAAATGAGAATGTATCCTGCTGCTGCAGTTGTAGAAGCTTTTAACGGTGGCAAAGCTTTATCTTACACAAAAGAACACCTTAAAGATTTTGGTTTACCGTTAACTAAAGTATTTGAAGTTCAAAATACTGTTGACGGTGAAACAGTATTAACAAGAGAAGATAAACTTCAACCTACTGTTCTTGGTGTGTCTCAAGTACATGGTGTAGACACTAGCAACCAGTACAGAGGCATAGCTGGTTTACCTACTAAACATGAAACAGGATCAATAAGTATCCACGATGATACACGTACTTCTGCACCTGCTCTTATGGAGTTTGAAGGTCAGTACGTAGAACAAGATTTTAATGCTGCATTTGATTTTGATATACACGAACAGGCATTAATGGCTGCTCTTGCATATGATCCTTCATTAAAAAAAGATTCAGATTTTGTGAGTTTGCTTGATACTATACGCAAGGAAAAATCAGTAAAGCAGGAAATACTAGAAGAGTCTCGTGGATTTAAAACTCTTAGTGTCATAGGTGATGGTCTTGTGCCAACGTCTATTGTAAAACCTAAACCTAAACCTAAAAAATCTTTTAAAGATTCTTCTTTGTCTGAAACAGACATACTAGAAGACCTAGCTTCAGAATCTGCAGTAATTAGTAAGTTTCTTACAGAAAATAATTCTTCAACAGTAATAAAAGGATCTCAGAATAAATTTGATACTGATAATGACACTATTGTTATATCTGATAAAGATGATCGTACTGGTGGCAGTGTTCAGAGTATAAAAACTGCTAAAGGCCGCAAAAATTTAATTGAGTTAATTGAACACGAAATTACACACAGCTATACTATTGGTTTAATTTCTGATTGGGCAATTAATAGATCTAACAACGTTAAATCAACTAGTCCGCAGCTAGACCTTAATCTTGCTTACATATCTAAAAGCATGAACAGGCTTCGTGACAATATAGACTCAGGCAGAATAGTTTTAGACAATACTACTATAAACCGCTTAAAATACGCTCTTGACAATACAGGAGGAGAAGCCACTAGATTAGCAGAGTTTATAGCTATTATGAATTCTGAGTCTGAAGTAGCTAAAAAAGTATATAAAGCTTTAGGTGACAGTAATAAATCTAGGCTTAAAAAAGTTATTGCTTTTGTCAAAGCTAAAGTTAAAGAAATGTTATCTTCTGTTTCTTATAGAGATGTTGTAACTAATGATGTAGACGCTGGTAAGTTGTATACGGCTATTAATTCAGTAATTGCTGAAGGTACTAGTGAAAGAGAAACAAATATTGCTAATATAAAAGCAATTCAAACTTGGTATGGTAAAGATTTGTTTGCAGCTTCTCCTATAAATTCTGATGGAATAAGTGGAGCAGTTGAGCTTATGAATGCTTCTATAGCTAGGCGTATTAATGACCCATTAGTTAATAAATCTGGTGAGGGAATTAAGTGGGTAGACGACTTTATGAGGACAAACTTTCCTTTATATGCGACTACACTAGATAAAATTAAAGGAATTTACGATAGTTCTGAAGCACTACAAGGAATAATACATAAGATTACAAACTCTAATGTAAACACAGATTTAAAGAATAAAGTTTTGTCTTTAGCTGCTGCTACTCGTTCTGGGAGAGAAGACTTAACTAGTAAAGAACTACAAAAGTTTAACAAGTTAAAGTTAAGTGATGTTGAAAAGACTGACTTGTATGACTTTACAAGTAAGATGGCGATTCAAGATTACTTTCTATTCGCAGAAGGTGTAACAGATTTTGATGCAGAGGTAAAAGCACTAGAGGTGCTATTTGATACACCCCAATTACGTAAAATGGAGACAATAGTTGAGTTAAACGTAAACGACAAAGTATATACAGACACTATTTACAATGTTAATGCTCTTAGCGTTCAGGACAACTTAAAGTCTTCTGCTAGAAAGCTAGTAGTACTAAAGTCTATCCTAGCTATAGAGGATGGTCCACAACGGTTTACTAAACTTATGTCCAACACAGCTATGGCAGATCTTGTTAAAGATGTAGTGGTAGCAAATGAACTCATACTAACAGAAGGTAGAATACCTAAGTTAGACATGAGAGATAGCCAAATGACAGACCAGTATAAAGAACAAACTGTGTTTAAGGTTGTTAACCAAGAGCAGGTAAACAACTACGCTTATGAAGAAAAATCAGGGTGGAAAGTTTTAAAATCTCCTACAAAAAATTCATTAGGTGTTGTGTATAAACAAGTAATAGATAGTACATTTATTGAAGGTGCTTTTACTGACATACGCACTCAAAGTACTGACATTGTTGTTGGTAAGGAAATGAGACATGACCCTAGAGTAGTAAAAATTGGTGATAAGTATAAGTACATACTAGAGACAAAGTACAAGAATGAAATAGGTTTAGTTAAAGATGCCTCACAAGGTCTAGTTAGAACTATGGCTCATAACATGGCTATACTTGATACTCATATTATTCGTGATTTGATAATGGAAGAAACTAATTACTGGAATTTAGGGAGTAAAGGAACTGATAACCTATCTGACTTGATTAAAGACAAAAACAGAGATCATCCTTGGTTTATAGGTGGGAATGAAGACATTAAATTTAGTGACTTGCCAAAAGAAGTTCAAGCAGCTTATATGCCAAAAAGTAAGAAACTATCTAATGTTAAAAGTAGTAATGGAAAAGGTACACTAGAATCTAGAGTTCAATACGTTAGGAAAGATATAAACTATTGGCTAGTAGGTGCTACTGAAAGCTCTATTGCTACAGACCCAAAGTTAAAATGGGCATTACGTATTACTAAAAGTTTTGTAACTGGTGCTAAGATTAGTATGGTTATTTTAAACCCAGCCAAAATAGCAGCAGATAACATGTCTAATTTGTCATACTTGTCTGTAATGGGTGTAGACCCTCTAGAGATACAGAAAAGTTACAGGTTAATTAGTAGCGAATTCGATGGTTATCAAAAGATTAAAAATGAACTTACACAACTTAGAGTAAGAGGTTACGCTAGACCTGATGATAAATCTTTGCAAAAGAAAATTAAACTTTTAAATGATAAGTTGAAAGCTCATCCTTCTAATGGTTTAGTGACTAGAGGCTTCATTAACTCTCTAGGTTCTGAATTAATTGTTAATGCTAATGACCCATCTTCAGGGTTTAAAAAAGACTTAGACTCAGTTTTAAAAACCATATTTCAAGATAACAAAGGTAAAAATAATGATATAGGTAAATTCATTATGAACTTTTCTAGATGGAATGTAGGACTAGAAGAATTTTTAGAAACTCTGAGTCCTGTGTTTGGAAGCCTTGACTCTACTAAAAATGTTGAGACTGAGCTTAATAGAATTGCTAAAAGACTTAAAGACATTAAGTCAGAAGATGATTTAATTAGTTACCTGCACCAGTACCTTAATAGCCCTGACAGTGAGTTTGTAAAACTAGGCAGTCATATGACTGATCTTACAGACATACTAGCTAAAGAAACTTATTACAGGCATCTTGTAGGAGTTAAAGATATGGACCCTAAGAAAGCTGAGTTAGAGGTTACAGACTCCTTTCCTGATTATAAGGAAGTTCTACCATTAAAGATAAAACAACTTAGTGACGTAGGAATTATTCCCTTTCCTAACTATGGACTTCGTATACAGAAAGCAATATACAGAATGGTTAAAAACAAGCCAGTTAGTTTTGGTACAGAACTGGCAATTGAAAACTACTTTAATCTTAATGCACAACAAATATGGGATTCAAATGTTTGGAACATGCATACTTCTTTTACTGGCATATTCCAGAATCCTTGGAACTACATAGGAATGAAAAGCATAATATAAAAGTGGGGGTTTTACACCCCACTTATATACTTTAAGTTTTAGCTTTATGTAAAACTATAAAAGTTAAAAAACCTATAACTGTCAGTACCCCTACAAAAGTTATTATGTAACCAGAGTAGACAGATAGAAATATTGCAAAAGCTGCGATAATCAAAACAACCGCAGTTTTTAGCGCAGTAACTATCAGGTACAAACTACTTTTTACCGAAAGTCTTTTTTGCCCCAAAAGGCTTAGCTGCACCAAAAGAAGGTTCTTTTGACTCTGTTACAGCCCTTGGCACACCACCCTTACGACCACCAGTAACCCATAGTTTAATGTCTTCTTCAGTAAGATCATTTTTATAGGTTACTCTATTGGCAGAATCCAGATCTTTTTTGTAGCTATCTCCGTGATTATTATCATTAACTATTTCTTCAGCTGTAGCATTATCTCCAGCACGGTAAAATGCTTTAATGATTTTTTTCTCTTTGATTTTATGATCAAATACAGAGTATTCCATTTGTATACGCATCATAACTTCTTGGTCAGCTAGGTCTTCTAGCACAGCTACAGTTTTTTCAGAGGCTCCTTTTCCTATTGGCAAATCAGCTTCTACTGGGTCAGTAACCTCTTGCACTTCAGCAATGACAAGAAGTTGGTTAAACACTTTCATACCGAACTTGTTTTCTAGTCCACCGTTGTTAGTTACACGTAAATTTCCGTAGATTACCTGCTGTTGTCCTTTATGCTCTACAAAAAAGTTTACCACGCTAGAGTCACTAGCATTAGTGTCTACGAAAGGTGCAAGAATGTTTACAGGATAAAATCCTGAACCACTAATGTAGCTACTTCCTGATTGTTTGATATCTTCTTTATTTGTACTTTGTGTTGCAAATGCCATGATTTTTTTCCTGTGGAACTTAGTTCCATTGTAGGATTAAGGGAAAATTCCCGTTGTTACTGCTAACTTCTTGGTAGTCTTTCCTACCTGCCATTAAACATCTATTAATCGTATTTCGTAGAAACCTGCGTACTGCAGAATATTCATGTCTTGTTCATTGTTTAAGTCATATATTACTTCTTCACCTCCGTCTTCATCAAATAAATACAACATTTTTTCTTCTGTGTCTGAAGTGTAAGACTCTACACGATAAAAGTAGTTATCTATTTCAACAAATGAAGAATTAGTTATTACATACTCCACTTGCTCTACGGTACGCATTAAAACGACCACTCAGAATTGTTATTATGAGTTTCTAGTATCAAATCTATGTGTTTCTGCAGATCGTAGTAAGTTTCACCTTCTTTAAGCTTCTTACTTTTTGAAGGATCAACAATGTTTTCTACGTACTGAGTATCAGGCAATTCTGCGATAGTAGTCCTAGCTTGATTTTTTACTCCTCTGTGATGAACTTTCATATCACTTACTAGTATAGAGTGGTCTACTTCCCCGTAAAAACCTCCTTTATCTTTAAACTTTCCTTGACCGATAGGTACTAAACCTTTTTTGTCGTTATCCATTACATGATTAAGAATAACTACGTTTATACCATTAGCTACAAGATCTTCTTGCACAAACGATGTGAACACAGCTACTTCTTTATTAATATGTGAATGAATATCGAAGTTAGTAAAGTTTAAGTTTGAAAAATCAATAATATCCTGCATTAGTTTAGACGCAGAATCTATAGCTATAGTTTTAGGGTAGTCTCCTATAACTTCCTTGTACTTCTCTAGCTTGTCAAAGAAACCTTCAACTTCAATTTCTTCTCCTTCACTCTTTACTACTCCACCGTTAATAAGTGCATTCATACTGTAGAATGTAGGAACTAGCATGTGTGGTATGTTAAAAGGAAAAGCTTTTCCGTCTCTTGATACTACGAAAGTATTTGTTAGTGATTTCATTAAAGTGGTTTTGCCTGAACCACTAATACCATTTATTAGTATTTTAGCACCCATTATTGTTCTCTCCTGTGTTATTCAAATAAATATATGTCTAGTCTTTCTTCTTCTTGTGTTTCAGCCTTTGCTATAAGTTCTTGTTCCCTAGCTAATTCATACGCTGCCTGATCATCAGGTTCATCATAGTATGGTGATCTAGGGTTGCTATCATAGCTTCGTGTACCTGCTGGTTCGTGTCTACTACTCATTGTTTAAGCCTCATGTCTTGCCAAATTACGTGTGTAAGATTTGGATACTTTATGGTACTAACACAAGATTCCACAGCCAGCTCAAGTAGAGATGTTATAAATGCTATGTCTTCTTCTGTTATTACTTCTGTTAATACAGCAACTTCAGGAGGGTAAGATTTTAAAGGTTTACCTGTTTTTTCACTAACACCACCATCAATATGCCTATTAACGTATATAAGCTGTACACGACTTACCGTATACCCTAGCTTTGTTAGAATATACGCGTACACAAGCAACTGGTACTTATAGTGTCTAGGTATAGTCTTTGGTGGGTACTTACTGTTATACGTTTTGTAGTCACCTACCATACAGTCGTCTTTAGTGCCTAAAAGTATGTCCAGTGTTCCAGCTGCGTAGTAGCTATCCTTAATTTCTGCGAACACTTTAGATTCTACTTCTAAGAAGTTATCCATATTAGATAGTATGTACTGGTTAACTAGCACACTTGACATTGATTCAAAGTTAGATAGCACGGTTTCTTTACAGTAATCATCGTTTTCTTCAAAAGAATCTATATAGCTATAAATAGAATCTTTACTGATATTTCCTTTTTTTCCTACTACTTCAGCAACATAGTGAACTACAGTTCCTAATACTGATGCTGTGCTGTAGGTGAACCCTTCTTCTTTTAAAACTTCTTCTCTGTACCAGTTATGTTTACTATTAACAAACTTGCTAAATTTGCTTGGGCTAATTTTTAATACACAGTTATCTGGTAAGTAATTGACACTGTTATCGTAGTGTAGTGGGTTTGTCATACTTTTTACTCCTGTTGTAACACGTATGTTGTTTACTATGACCAGACTACATCTGGTTCTAAATCTGGCATCCTAGTTAAAATAGCTTCCATTAGCTCTGCGTCTGTCAGTGTTTCTAAGTACGTGTATGCAGACTCATAAGCAATTTCCAATAAATTTTTCATGTCTAGATCTTTAATAGCACTGTTTGCCATTGCGTCTAGTATTTCTTCTTTATTTTCTATAGTACTTTTCATTTGTTGATTTTCTCCATTACTTTATTTATTTCTTCAATAGAAGCATTATTTTTTATAGTGTGTAAGTCACTCCAGTTTTTACCTATTTCTCCTACGCATTCATTTCCAACAGGTGCATTCACCAAGTAGTCTGAGTTCATTATTGGTACTAGTATGTTGTTTAGCCACTTAATAACTTCAGCTTCTTCTTTAACTACAAAATATATAGAGTCATATATAGTAGAACAAACTTTAATTTGTTCCTCTAAACCTTCTTTTCGTATCTGGTAGTTAATTTCGTTTACAGTTATTAAACTTAGTATGCTCCAGAACTGACAAGTTGCGTTATGTAGTGTACGAATATGACTTTCTGCTTCATTTGAGTATATTTTGCAACCTAACCCTAGATGCACATATCCATTCTTTTTAGCAAAAGGTAATACGTATTCTTCTCTATACTTTGTTATAGATGGGTATAAGACATTATGATAATTATCAAATATGTCTTGTGTAATTACTCCTCCTTTACTTGCGTCAGGATACCCACCATAAGCAAGTTTAAAAGTAGGCGCTTTAGAGATAAATCGTATCTTAGAAAGTATAGGATGCTTTTCATCTTCTACTAGTCTGTAAAACTCTTTAACGTAAGCTACATTGTCTTTGTTCTCGCCTAGTACTTTTGCTATTTCTTTTGGGAAGTAACCGCAAGCGTTAAGCGAATGACCATCAAGGTTTTCTAAAAATATATTTTGTTTATTTTTATCGTCTGATAAATTTGCTATTACTCTGTCTTCTAATGCACTGTAGTCTATTGCGTATACAATGTACCCGCAGGGAGCCGTAAAGCACCTTTTAAGCGGTTTAGCGTATATAGACCTACTACTAGGCATATTAAGTAAGTTAGGGCCGTTAGAGGTGTTTCTAAACGATTTAGCCCCAAATAACTTAATGTTTCCGTACAGTACTCCGTCAACAGTAAAGTTGTCGAATGCAGCAAGGAAGTTATTTCTTATTATACCACTAAATGAGTGGTCAATTACTGCTTGTAACACTTCTAGTAACTTTTTATCAGAACTAATTTTATACAAAAGTTCTATGTTATCTCGGTTCCAGCTGGCGTTACCTGTTTTTTTACTAACAGTAATAGGAGATACTTTCAGCAGCTCAAAAAATTCTTGTAATTGCTTGTTACTCCCAGGATTGAACTTAGGAATTTCTACTGGTATATCAGATTTTTCGTATCTAGGTTTGTTCCATAATGCAGACTGATCTTTCGCCATAGTCAGCATACCTCCTACAACAAACTTATTTTTTACAGACACAGAACCATCAATAATCATACTAAGGAATTTTTCTTTTACGTATGTGTTTAGCTTTTTTATGTCTGAAATAGTCCACTTGCTTTTAACTTCGTGTACTTTTTTATTCTCAACATAGTTATTAACTACGTAAGTCCTATGTGTAATGTTTTTTGGGTTGTATTCCTTAACATAATGTTCAACTGTTCTGACGCTGCCTAGTACTTTATCTTTATACTCTTTCACCAAGTAAGGATGTGTATGTTCTTGATACTCCTTAATTAGTGTGTTGTTTTCAAGAGTTTCAGATACAGACTCTAGTACAGTATCTATAGTATTTCTTAGCTCTTCTACTGCTTGTTGGTCTATATTCAATCCAACAGAAGTCATTTGAATCATGTCAGGTATGAAGTGTTTTACAAAGTTTTGGTAGAAATAGTCTGGCTGCTCCTTTGAAGGATCAAAGTCTTTAGGGTACGGTACTGGTAGTATTTGCCAAGGTCTCATTTTTTATTCCTCCTGTCTTTAGTACCAGTACCTCTTATTAGGTGCAGAGTACCTTTTTCGTTGGTATGTATATGTTGAAGTACATAACCATGAGCATCAAAAGGACCATCCACAAAAAAATACCCACCTATAGGTATTTTGTTAGGGTGCCTTAGTTGGTACATGTTGCCTGACATCACAACACCTCCACAAATATACTACTAGCAGATGTCTCTATGTCAGTTAAGCAGCCATTTACTCTGTACTCTATCTTGGTTTTCATTTTACGTACTCCTTTAATTGGTTCCACAGCATTACTACTGCAGCACCATCAATTGAGCAGTATGATACAAAGTCTTTGTTGTTTAGTTTTTCAACATTGTAGTCTTCAAACAAACTCCATTTAGGATCATAGTACTGTCCCATTAACAATTTAAGTCCTGTTCTAGCCTTCCAGTTTTCTGCGTTATTCATGTAGCACTTAGCTAGTAGTTGAGTATCTTCGTAATCAACAGGAAACTGTCCTGTACGCTGGTAACAGATCTTTAAATCAAACCCTGTGTTATGTATTAACAATTTACCTTTGTACTGTACAACCCAATTCCATAAGGCTACTTCTGTCTTTTTATCTGGTGCGATCAGTATCACACTCTCAGTTTCTGACAAACCAAATATAAAGTGTGTCGTGTGTATAAGCTGTGGACAACTCAAACCTGATGATTTAGCTACCTGTTTAACTAGGATTAGGTACTCAGGTTTTATAAGTTCAGGATGTTTTAGTAGATCTTTAGCTTCTTTAACTTCTTTTTGTGAGTAAGCAGATCTAGTTTCAACGTCAAATGCTAATATACTGTGTGTGTTTAGCTTTTTAAGTACCTTATTTATTTTAAATAAAGTGTTGTACACTTCATAAGTTACTTTTAGGTATGACATAGTACCCCACGTTGTTTATTAGTTATTTTATTGGCTACCAACTAGCTGTGTACTTAAATGTTAAGTAAGCACTAAGAGGTAACGTATCTTTTAATTCTTTAGCTTTGTCTATTACATCTAAAGTATCTTTAAGTGTTTCATAGTAGTAATCGTCGTAGTCTGTACAACCAAAGAAAAACCCACTGCTTGTAGGAAGTATGTCTTCTGCTAGTGTTCTATAAGCTAAAACTTTCTCACAAGCTACCGCTAGATTCTCTAGATCGTCTATTGACACAGACGCTTCTTGTCCCTCTTCACTGCATGTACAATTTTCTAAAAACCAATTATGTATTGCATTAGCTTTTCTCCAGTAACCTATGTTTTTTGTTATAGACTCAACATCTTCTATACCTAGAGGTACTAGTAAACCTTCAATTTCAATTTCAATTTTACCACTAACTTTTCTATGATCGTGCTTTGCACCAATATAAATATCGGCATCTAGATACATGTCTAGTCCCATAATATTTCTCCTAACTAAGTAAAATTAATCCGTCTAACGAATTTTCAAAGTAAACACCACTAATATTTTTATTTAAGTAACTGTCGTTGTATAAAACATTAGCAGTAAATAGTTCTTTTGCTTCCAGATATGTTGCAGTTTTTTTATTGCTACACTGGTGTAGTATTTCTTTTCTTACTGCAATTTTACCTTTAACTTCTTCTGATGACCCTGTGTAGTTCACAAAAGGTATATTTTTAAGTTCTACTCTTTTGTAGTTTTTGCGGATAGCTAACTGAGCCTTAGTGGGCTTTAGCCTACGCATAGACCTAACTACTAGTTTTCCTATGTATAGTGTACCGTCTTCAAACTCAAGTTCGTATACAATAGATACACATTCTTTGTGTAAATCTTCATGTGAAAGTATTTTTTTATCAACACACTCCCACATACTTACATTCTCCTTAACGCTGGGTTTATTAGTGTGTGTAACAAACGATCTGGGTCCATAGGTGTAACCCAATAGTTATCAACCTCGTGTGCTAGAGTTGTCACATATTCTTCACTAGCCCCTAGATCAATTGCGTAGGCCAGACATCTATACATTAACCTGCTGCGTTCTCCTTGTTCTGCGTTATACGCAAATTCAAACGTAGTACGTGGGTCATCTAGTAGTTGCTGTTTATTAGCATTTGGAAGCTCTCTAGCAGGTTTTGGCTTATCACGTAATCGTATAGCTGCACGGTCTAGCAGTGGCTTAACTTTCATAGGTATGCCTTCTAGTTGCGTATGGATATCTCTTCCTGCGTAAGAAAAGAAAATCTGGCTCTTAGGTAGGTTGTCTATAACAAAACCAAGTTCAATACCTACTTCTTCTATAAAAGAAGTCCACATACGATCTTCTACGTCTACAACAGCGTCTAGCTCTACAAGTACACGAAACTTGTATTTGTTTTCAGGGTCACTAGTTCTAGCAATATGGTGGTTATACTCGTCTAGAAGAACATGTGCTTCTTCATCTGTTAGCTTAGATTTATCTATATCTAGCACAACAAACTTAGCACCACCAATGATATTAGCTTTAGCTCTCTTCCCGTTTTCAAATTTAAATGGGCTGTAAGCAGCGTTTTCTTGTAGAAGTAATGGAAGTTCATCAAATTTTGTTTCATGGTGTTCGTAACCACTATCACAATTAACTTTCATGTACTCTTTCATCTCTGCATTTTTCATACACTATCTCTTTTATACAGTTCGTACCCTAATTTCTCAAGTTCACCTATTTCTTCTATATTTTTAACGTATCGTTCTATATCTTCGCATACGGGATTAACTGGTACTCTGTCGTATTCCTTATTTGGGTGTAGCATTATGTATTTGTATGATGGTTTAACTCTGTACACCTCTTCTTTAAAGTCCCATACAGGAGTATCAGACAGTTCTAACCAATCTTGAGCTTCTTTAGAGTAGTACTCTACTGCTTTTCCATTTTTCCATGATTTTAGAATGTAAATCATATCTTGAACTAACTGCCTATTTTTATTTTTACTTTTCATTGTGGTATCTCCTTAAAATATAATGTAACTAACACCTATAATGTCAGTTTTTAACCTTTGCTGGTAACTGATAGAATCAGGGTTTCCTGTGTATGTAGCATTTTGGTCATAGCTGTTAACTAGTGTCGCTAGATCAAGAATCTTATTCTTAGGAGATCCTGTACCTGCTATATAGCCCATTTTACGTAAGTCATGTAATGACATAGTGAACTTTCCTTCTTCTGCTTTAGAGTAGCAAAGATCTGCTAGTTGCTCGTAAGGTTCCTTTACTAGCTCTACCTCAAATTTTTGTAAGTCTTCTGCTAAAAACTCTATTGTTTTAATAGCGTAAGCGTAGGTTAACTCTGTAACATGCTCTTCATTTTGTAGTATCGCGTAAGTACCTGACAGCTTTAGTGCTAACCATTGTTTGTGTCTACGGCTTAACTTAGATATAGGATACTTATTAGATAAGTTATCAGCCATAATTGAGTTGTACTCCATATAAACATCGAATAACTTGTTAGCATCTGGAGTGACAGATAAAGGTTCTTGGTTAGTTAGTTCAACTAGATCTGATGTAAATTCGTCTAGTTCCTTCTGAGCTAGTAATACTTGAGCACGTTCTTTTTCCTTTAAAGCGTATAACTCATCAATAGACTTGATAGGAGGTTTAACAGGTACTTCTGGAGTAAACGAAAATATACTTCGTCTAGCTAACTGTGTATTAAATATAAGTTTGAACCTAGACTTAATATCGTTGTTATATAGTAAAGCTTCCTGTGACCCAAACAAAAGAGCATTAATAGGTAAACCTTTAATACTTGATGTTTGATTCTCTACGGATTTAACTATTTTAGGAGGAACGTTACCTAAGTCATAAGCTACGGCTATAGTCTTAATAATATCGGTCATAGCACCATTAGTTTGTAGGTCACTTCCTATCTCTGTACTGAGAATACTTCCTGCACCCAAAGGGTTAGAGGCTATGTCAGAAAAGTGGTGTAACAGTCCTTCTACTGTACCTAGACCAGCTTGTAGTGGTTTTGGGGGTAAATAGTACTTTTGCCAATCTTCTCTAGTGTCACCTTGTCCAACAGCCATTTTCCTAGCTTTATCTTTAGCGTAGTCTTTACGTTTCTCTTCTAGCTTATAGTATGCTGTGTGTAACGATTTCCTAATTGCGTTCAGTGATTTATCTTTTGAAGTACCTGATGCGCTTAATGCAAATACTATAGCGTTTGTAGGCACTAGTGTACCGTCAAACAAAGATATAGACTTCCTTAGATGAGATGAGAATGTTATCAGCTCAG